AATCAAACACTTTATTAAAATTTTCTTTAGTTAGTTTCATTAGTTTTGCTCCTCATCTAAATCATCACCATTTAATTTAATCATCTCAATCGTATAATCGGCTTCGCAATCAACACAAAGTATTTGGTTATCGTGTGTGAGATATAATTCATTTGTCTCACAATTACATTCTTCACAATGTTTGATATCAGTTAGTAGTATGCTCATCTTTTAATTCCTCCTGTTTAAGTTGGTTTCTAAGTTTATTAATGGTGTCTTGACTCATCAAGTGAGATTCTTTATCTAACATAGCCTGGATATATTCCTTATGGTATTTCATTGTTTACGTTCCTAGTTGAAATAAGAATAGAAAGAAAAAAGCCAGCATTGCGACACAGTATAAGAACTGTATCGCATAGGCTTTTAATGTTTTGGTTTTGGTTTTGATCATTTTTTTCTCCTCTGTTTGTTATGACTAAATTCTATGTTACTACTTTAAAATACATTTGTACACACTTTTATACACTTAATAATAAAAACTTATTATTTATTAATGAAGATAGTTCTATAATTTAAGAATGATTAATAATGAACAAGAAAAGAAATTGCCAAAAAAAAGGGGTAGAAAGACAATTAATATCGATTATGAGCGTCTAGAATACTTAGCGTCTCTCGGCATGGGTACAATGAGTATTTGCCGTAGCTTGGGCATTTCATGGGATACCTTTGATCGTAACAGAAAGAGAAAAGCGGATTTTGCGGATGCTTTACAGAGAGGAAAAGCGAAAGGATTGCAGAGAGCAACAACTCGCCTCATGGATAAAATAGAGGAAGGTGAATTTCAAGCCATCCAGTTCTACCTAAAAAATGTAGATTCCGATAATTGGTCGGATAAAAATGAAGTACATCATAATTTTAACCTTTCAAATGTTTTACAAGAAGCAAATGCAAGGATGATCGAGGGTGAAAAGGTACAAAAGGTTAAGGAAAGGGAGCACTTCTTGATCAAAGACTTGAGCAAAAATAAAAGTGAATAATGATAGTAAGTA